AGAAATGTGGGCCTGTTATGTATCATCAGCTAATGTTACTAATGCCCAGTGTGATAAAGCTCTTGTTTGGAATTGGTCTAATAATACTTTTACTATACGTGACCTTCCTAACGTTGGTTTCATTGAATTTGGTACAGAGGGTAATCCTCTAGCTCCGGGTTCATGGAACTCAGCAACATCCACATGGGCTACGGATACGTTAAACTGGAATGAATCGGTAGCTACATCTTACTTTAACTTAGCTGGTAAGAGTTTAAGCATGGCTTCTCCAACTAATACTAAAATATATAGAGACAATGCAGGTAATAAAGCCGATACATCTAATATGACCAGCTATATACAAAGGACTGGATTAATTCTGGATGCTCAAGGCCAACCTAATCAGAGCATGGTTAAGAGGGTAACGGCTGTATATCCTATGATGTCAGCATCTACCGACTCTACTGTTAATGTATATGTAGGTCATCAGATGTCTACAGAGGAGGCTATAACCTGGCAGGGGCCAACAACTTTTAACCCTGCAACACAGTCCAAAGTTTCATGTAATGTAACAGGAAAGTATATAGGTGTCAAGTTTGAATCAACAGGAGATCAGACTTGGAGGCTAGATGGCTATACATTGGATATTAAGAATGCTGGGGACAGAGGAATCAGGGCTTACTGATGGGAACATATTCAGACAGGGTGGTAAAGTCTGTCACGCATTATACACCAGGCCCATTACCATTAGATAAAGAAGATCTAGGCATCTATCTTATTAATGAGCTTCAGAGATTAGGTGATATCATATACAATCAAGCAACATTTAGATTAGAGAGAACTCATGCCGAACCGCAAAGACCAAGAGAAGGTGACGTTAGATACGCCGATGGGACAAACTGGAACCCTGGAGGGGGAGAAGGAATCTACTACTTCAAAAAAGGAAGTCCAGGATCTTGGATCAAGCTCGGTTAAGGTTGTATTAGTAAGCGATGAAGATGTTGACTTTATATGGGAAGAGTGTGAACCGTTAATTAAGGTTGCTTTAAAACATTCTGAAGGTGAGATTATTTCCAGTGATGTGTATGAGCAGTTAATTAATGGAGCGATGCAGTTGTGGGTAGCTATGGAATATGGTGAGACAATTGCAGCAATGATAACACAGGTTATATCCTACCCAAGAAAGAGAGTGTTAAGAGTTATTACTCTTGGCGGAAAAGACGGTAGTGGTTTAGATAAATGGTATATGTTTTTAGATATGGTAGAAGGGTTTGCTTTAAGAACTGGTTGCTCTGCATTAGAGGCATGGACCAGAAAGGGTATGGCAAGAAAACTAAAAGATTGGAATCATTCATACATGGTTATAACTAAAGAATTAAAACAGAGGATTCAATAATGGCTAGAAGAGTACCAATAGGAATGAGCCCGAGCGACTATTATGCTCATGGAGACAGTCTATTAGAATGGACCCCTCCTGATGTTAATTGGATGGCTCCATCACAACAAATGTATGGACGTTCATCGCGCATAATCAACCCTACTTATAGACTTATTAGTGATAAAAGTGGCTTACCCTCTATAAATGTAAATACTGGTGGCGACCCAATAATCGATCCTGATAATCCTAATTTAGATTTACCAGATGAAGGTCATACATTTGTTTATCCTATCTATTATTGGGGTAATCCACCGGGGGAAACGATCAATAGGTATTTGCCTACAAATGTTCAACCAGATATCAATCCTTCTAACATTGGGTGGACACAGGTAAATTGGCCTAGATACACAACTAATCCTAACTTGTACCCACATTATTCTGCCATTGCAGATCCTTATGATCTAAGAGAGGACAAGGAAGGAAAGAGTCTATACCAGATTTTAGTAGGTCGAACCCAGATTCCTACAGAGCAGGTTAAGGACGAAGACTGGTTTAACCTAAGATAGTTATAACGGAGAAAGATTATGGCAGGTGGAACACAAACAACTTATACCCGTACTGACCCTTGGGGGCCACAACAAGACTACCTTAAAGCAGGAATGGGAAGGGTAGAGGACTTTTACACTCAAGGTCTATTTGGTCCTAGTTTTTATGGCGCACCCGGGACTATGAGCGAAGGCGCACAAGCTATAAACCAGATAGCCCCTGGTCTTGTTGGGTTTGATCCTAGTCAGCATGATGCAATGGCAAGAGCGCTTGATTACGGTATGGGAGAGAGAGCCGGTAACTTAATGGGTGCATCTGAGGCTTCTTATTTAGATGATATTCTACCTTATACTACAGGTGCTATGGGAGTAGGGCGTCTGGCAGGAGAGTGGGGCGGTGGCCCATCAGGGTACGCAGGTGTTTTACCGTTTGAAGGTGACCAATATTCTCAGATGCTTAGAGGGGATGTAGACTATGACAGTGGTCATTTTGGAATGATGGCTGATGCTTATAGACAACAGTTTGAAGACCAAGTGGCTGAAGGTTTACAGAATGTAAGGCAAGGTCTTATCTCTTACCAACCTGGCGGTGGATCTAGGGGTGATATATTTGCAGCAAACGTAGCCAGCGCAGGACAGAAAGCATTAGCCCAGAATTTAGCAGGATTATATGGTGGTGCTTATCAACAGGCACAAGCAGGTCGTATGCCAGCAGCCCAGATGGGTATAGGCGCACAACAGTTTGGTATGGGTTATGGTTTACAAGGATTACAGGGGGCGCAATCTGCATTAGGTTTATACCCAGGAATGCTTAGTGCGCCATTTAATGTGTATGGTCAGGCAGCACAGTTAGGTGCAGAACAGAGAGCCATGCAACAGGCTGCTCTTAATAGAGATATTGCTAGATACGAGTATGAGTCACAGCTTCCACAGCAAGAATTGCAGTCATACCTTGCTGGTGTTCATGGTGATTACGGTGGCATGACTACAGCCAGAGGTCCAGGTGGTACAAATATGGGTGACGCAGTAATGTCAACCTTATTAACTAAAGCAATCATGGGAATGTAGGAGGCTATTATGATACTAGGACCAAGTATTTTTCCCCAGTCATGGAACGAATGGATTGATAGACAAAATATTCCTTGGATTTCAGAGGATTGGCATAGAGAAAAAGAAGCTGCAGAACTTCAGGAAAGGGTAGAGGCAAGACTTGCTGCTGAAGATCAAGCTAGAGCCTGGGAAGAGGATGCTGGTGGTCTTCCTACTCGTGATATCACATCACAGGGTGGCACTGCAAAGATCTTAGGTATAGATAGAAAAGATGTTCCTGCTTATTTAGGCGGAACACCAAAGGAAAAAGAGAAAAAAGAGATGGATCTTATGGAGCAAGCCTACCTTTTGTCTCTTATGGAAAGCATGAGAGGCGAGGATATAGGTCAGGCTCCAGCGGTAGTAGCTGGTGGCGGACAAAGACAATGGCCTAGCATGATGGGTCAGTTTAGACCTTGGGAACAACAGAAACCTTATTGGTGGATAACATGAACGCATTAGATTGGTTAAAGAAACAACAAGAAGATTCATTAAGAAGGAAAGCTATATTTGATGCAAGACCTAGAGTAGCTGCTAGTCAAGCATGGAGTGGCTATGCTGATAAGCCGGGTGGACAACGGCTAATGGTAAGACAGCCAGAAGTTAAGAATAAACTGGTGCAAAAAATGGGCGACCTTACCATGACAAAAGAGTGGGTTGATAATGCTAGGTTTCAAAAAGAAGAACCAGATAGCAGTTTTATTCGATCCCAAGGTCTGGATGGTAGAGAAGGGCAGCTAGTAGACAGGTTAGATATTCAGGCTGGTGGTATTGGTCAACGGCCAACTGTTTCAGCAACAGGCGCTCTATCACCAGAAGCACAGGCTGCAATAGCTCAAGTACAGGCAACAGGTGGACAGAATGTAGACGCTTATGGTGACACTATTGGCCCTGTTAGACGACCCCCTCAGTCAATCAGAGAAATGGCTAGTGGTTATGCGAGACAACCGCGAACTCCCGTACCGCTAAATGCTTGGCTAGACGCAATGAGGCACAGAACTTATAATCCAGACATCTATGAGATGAGAGCTGCTACACCAGAAGCACAGGCTGCTATACGACCTTCGGTTATAAAGCGCCCTCACTATAGAGCAGTACCAAGAGGCGCTGATATACCAGTAACAAATAATATGATGAGCGGTGATCGTGAAACATGGGGTGGAGATTTGAATCTAACACTTCCACAACATCCTCGTACGAGAAGGTGGATTCAAGATCCTTCTACCATTTTAAACATAGGCAATCTTATAAAAAAGATGGGTGGAACAATAGACTATATGAAAGGCATAGACGACAGAATAAGAGATAACAGAGACAGAAGGTTTAGAATGTTTCAGGGTGACCCATACTCACCAGTGAGGAAATACTAATGGCTGCTTTACCAGCATCAACGAAAGGAATGACACCTGAAGAAAAAAGAAGATTATATTTTAATCTTGCTTTAGCAGGGACCAGTCTTATACCGGGTGGAGCTGCTATTAGCGCAGCAGCTAAAGGCGCTCAAATTGGGACCAAGGCTATCCCTTGGCTGATGAGAGCTAGGCAAGGACTGATGGGTGGAAGAGGGTGGAGAAAGAAGGCGGAAGGCATTGGTGTTTATAAGGGGGCTGCGCCCGGAAGCGGTGTGCCTTATACTCTAAGCAGGGAGGGTGTTAAGCATGGATTGGATAGAGCAGGAAGGCCAATAATACAATATCCTAGCGGTCAAAATCTAAGATACTCCCCAATTGGTAGAGAGGCCCCATTTTATTCAACTAAAAATATACCTGCTGGAGTAATAAGAGCAAAGCCTATAAGAAGCGCCATCGTTGGCGCTGGTACCGTTGGAGGGGTATACCCATTAGCCCGTCAATTGATGGGCGGTGGTAGCCCAGAGGCTCAGATTAGCGAAGCGTATGCTCCTGAAGAACCTTGGGGCGCACCGACAGATATACTTAACTTTGCTGACCAGCAAGAATTATTAGCAGAGCAAGGTAAAGAAGAGCTTAGTAGGATGCTTAAATATGGATTTGGACTGGCTGCAGCAGGTGCAAAAACAGATAAATTTTTTGACAGAGGCATGGCAATCCTCGAACAAAGCAAGGCATATAACGAAAGCAAACACTTTGCTGATGTAGTTAGGGCTGTATATAAGGAAGGTGACATGCCTAAGAATGCAAGAGAAGCCTACGAAAGATTAACTCCTTTAGTTGGTCCAGAGCAAGCATCGGTGTTGTCTGGTCATCAACTAGGCATGGAAGAAGGTAAGACTAAAGAAGAACGCATATGGAATAAGATCATGGAGATAGCACAGTACGGTGATCTTGATGGCGCTGCTGCTGAACTTGTTGCTGCTTGGGGTACTGGAAGACTGAAGAAGGCTCCATTCCAGACAGATCATAGTATACGTTTGAAGAAGGCTAGAGAAATAATAGCAGAGCTTGTAGGGGGGTCAGGTCTAGCTGCAGGTGTACAGAACTTGGAGAGAATTGATGCCTAGTGTAAGATTTGATTACGAAGGGCAAACCTACAATGCTAATGTTACTGATGAATTTCTTGCCTTACCAGCAGATGAGCAAAAGAAAAGATTAGAGGTTAGTCTTAAACCAGAGAAGGCTCCAGCGAAAGGTGGGGGCTTCATGGGTATGCTTGCCAAAATAGAAAGGCCAGCCCAAGCATTAAAGGTAGGACTAAAAGAAACAGAGCTTGGTGGAGATATACATCAAGCCCTTGGTGGTATAGATACTACACCGAATGAGGGGTTTGGCACTGGCTTCATGCGAGGATTGCTTGGTGAAGAAGAGATTAGAACCCAAGACTTTCTTGACCCTTCCTTGCCGGGATGGTATCGTGGTATAGTAGGATTCGCAGGTGACGTAGCTACTGACCCAGTTACATATGCAGGTGGTCTTATAGGTAAGACTATATATGGTGTAGCTAAGGGAGCAAGATCAGCAACACCGCCTCAAGTAGCCCGATGGATGCAGACTATTAAGGATCACGATAAGGTTAAAGACTTTGCGAGAGCCTTGAACATTCCTTTGGGTAGAGAAAGGGAAATCAAAAGCCTAGCTCAAAGTGCGGCCAAGCAAAGAGAGAAGGTAGAAAAGAAACTAGCTAAAGAACTTCCGAAGATGAAGACATGGATGGATGAGAAGATCAAGTCCAGTGGTCGAAGCGAAGAAGAAGTTCATAGTGCATTTAGAAATTGGTTAGACAGGCCAGCCTTAGACAATCCTACTAATAGACCATATCCTATCCTAACTGGTTTTACTCCGGCAGACGAAGCTGCTCTTAAAGCAAGAACTGTTGCGGTTTTAGGAGAGGATGGGCTAAGATACGCAGACGAGTGGGAGAAAACTCTTACCGGCTTCTTAAAAGAAGAGCAAGCAGCAGGTATATTTGTTAGGGGTCTGATAATGAGGCACTACTTCCCACGGTTTGATACTCCTGCTGGGCGTGATCTTATTGAAGCGGGTAAAGCTGCCGATGATTTTATACCTGATGGGTTGTCACCCACAGGCGAAGATCCTCTTTTATATTTTGGTAGACACACCTTCAGGTCAGGAAGGGAAGCCGACCAACTTGAAAGCCTAGACGATATTAATATGAGGAAGGCTGAGAGGCTTGGTGGTACAGCCTATGCGAACCCTGCTGATATACCTTATGAGAAAAGGTTCTTTCATACCGATCCTAATGTAGCTATTGGTTTAAGGTATGCTGACCATGCCTCTGCCATGCAGACTAAATGGTTTGTAGATCATGTCACGGACTTTGGGTTAAGACCAAGAGACTCATTCGTTATAAGGAATGCAGAGAGAGGCTTACCCCCGGTCTTGGGTGTAGGTAGATGGATGCGTAGGAGTCCTGATGACCCCGCCGTTATACAGCAAAGAGTATTAGATGAGGCTGGCGAAGAGATATGGCAGCCTATTGATGCTGATATGGGCGAATGGGTATCCGTTAAGGGAATCCCTGACAAGTACAGAAACCATAAAGAACTTATAGAAGAGGCGGATAGAATAGAACAAGCTACTTATGGTCAAGCTGTTGGGGTAGATGGTGTGCTTCCAAAGGATGCGCTACCATTAGCCAGACAAGCTAGGGCAGACTTCATTAAGAAAGAAGGATTGATAGAGTCCACCTTTAAAGCACCGAAAGATATAGCAAAACAAATAGAACAGCAGATGGAATTGATGGGTGCGTCCACACCAGGAAATAAAGAGCTGCAAAAGTTTCTTAAATTCTTTGATAGAATACAGAACCCCTGGAAAGCATGGACCCTAGCAGTACGGCCAGCCTATCATATGCGTAATGCTATAGGTAATATCTTTAATGCTTATATAGTTACAGGGTTAGGATCTAACATTCCTAAAGCTATTGAAACCTTTGGTGATGCAGCCAAGCTGCAATACTATGCAAGGTTCGAGGGAAAGAATGCTATCAAGCAGGGGATACAAGACAGGTTGCTGGCGGGTAAACCTATTCGTGGTACTGCACTGAAGGGGTTACCTAAGATAGAGGACAGCGATTGGGTTGCTGATAACTTTGCCGACACTGGTTTCTCAATGCAGAGAATATCTAACGAAGCCCTTGATCGTGGCATCAATGCGGGTCACTATCGAAGAGATGTTGTTAGAGACGAGATAGACAATATGGAATACCTATTAGGTAGAGGTAGATACCAGAAGGCTTCCAAAAGATTTGGTCAGGATAACCCAGCAATTAAAGCTGGCTTCGCTATGGGTGGAACCATAGAGGGTAATGCTCGTTATGCTATCTTCTTAAACACTCTTAATAAAATTAAGAAGGGCGAAGATCTTGAATGGGTAGCACCTGATGGTAAGAAGGTTAAGCTGTCTGAGTTTGGTGAAGGTGATAATGTATACTGGACTACTGATGTTGAGGGGTATGGTGATGAGTTCGCTCAGGTTAGAAGGATGATGACTAAAGATGATGCTATCTTTGACATAGCCAGTAACAAAGTTAAAGAGGCATTGTTTGATTACTCGGACCTCTCTAAGTTTGAAAGGAACTGGATGAAAAGAGTCATGCCTTTCTATACGTGGAGTAGGAAAAACTTTCCTGTCCAGATTAAACATCTTATCCTTAACCCACAACGTGCAGAGAAACTACACCTAGCTAAAGAACAGTTTGAATACGACAGTGATGAGATAGATCTGGCAGACATTGGTGCATTCTGGGGTAAGCGTGTGCCTGTATTCTTAGGTAAGGAAAATGCAGGGGTTATCAAAGCATTTACCATGTTGAATACTATACCACTGGTAGAACTGCAAAGATTCTGGAGTCCTAAAGCACTGATTACTGAGATGACATCTCCTTTCCCTAAAGAGATCTTTGAACAGATTGCTAACTATGACTCTTTTAGAGAGAAAGAGATAACAGAATTCAAGGGTCAGAGCAAAG